TCGTCACGGACTTCTTTGGCGTACTTCATGAACGGATCAGCCCAGGCTGAATCAGAAGAGTGCCCTTTTGCTGTGAATGGAACGGATAAGATTTTCAGGATTTCAAATTCTTTGGATGTAACCCGTTCTTTGTAATTAGCAAAATAACGGTCAGAAGGAGTGCGTCTTGCGCCAGTGTCCATGAGGATGAGAGGCACGCGATCAGGCAAGCCCCGCTTTACACAAATGTTGTAGGTTTTGCCGGTTTCAACAATTGCACTCAGGGTGTGCTGACCATTAATGAGCTTGCCATTTTCATCAAACATTATGTCATTCACATGAGGACAGAAATCCTCTTTCAACATTTCACGAATCAACATTCTTACCTTGTTAGGGTTGATGTCGCGCTGAAGTTCGTGGTTTTTGCTTAAAAAAGATTCAGCCTTTGTAGGCGTAATTTGGTCATAACTGACCGAGACCTGTTTGTTGCCCATTGGAACGGGTGATGAGTAGGAAGAGATTGGGACTTATATTCAATAAATCAGCTCACAAATGTTGTCCCCACTCATATTTGAGTCAGCACCGCATCGAGGCGGGTGGATGGCTTAGGTAGCCAACAACCTGAGGACTTGCGTTTTGTGGCGGGGTGTCAGTGTTGGCGAGGCTTGGAAGCCATCCAACAGATCGTTCCTCTCGCCGATTAACTGAAATGCCCAATCAAATACTAGAATAACCTGCATTCAGTGTGAGTCAAGGCCATTCATGTCACCATTCATACAAGAGACTCAGCCAACCTTGGAAATCCCTGATCACCGTGTGGAACGGGTCGATGACATGGCCCTGAGCTACATCCTCCGGGCAATCCAGGCTTATGCCTCCACTCCCGAAGGTCGTCAGCGCTCCCTAGGCGATAGTCTCTATGGCCGGAAAGCCTATGAAGCTATCGCCAGGGTTAAGGCTGACTCCTTGGCGTTGGTACGGTTTGATTACTGAAGCATCACGCTTCGGGATGGATGGATAGGCCCAGCTCGTCTAGCAGCCGGGCTGTTGTTGCGTACGGTCGGACCCAGTCGCCAGATAGTGTCCAGCAGTTGAACGTAGGCGACCAATACAGACAATCGGGATTTTTGCCAACCCTTTTAAGTTGCTCAGGAGTTACCGGCGGCTGTTGCCTGTTGCAAAACCAGCGGGTGTGATCTGGATTGGATTTTGGTGGTTGGTACGTCATCGTCTGGCACCTCTAACGGCTGCTTTCTTCTCCGCTAGGTTCAGGCTCCAGTTGTCAGACTTCAGTCCATACGGGAACTTATGGCGTCCCTGCCAGGGCACTCCATCAGATAGAAACCATTCCCCAGCCTGTTGATAAACACCAAAGGACTTTTTTCCGTCTCCACATAGACAAGAGAGGATCACGTTGATCCTGCTTTTTGTGGTGTTGGTACGCCAGCCGCAGTCCGACACTTCCAGAATTTGATCGGCTGGCCACAGCTTGCAAATCACGTTGCCGTGTAACTCAACCTTGATCACCCTTTCGTAGCCGTAGGTTCCGTGGATCCCATCGTGAGCCTGCAAAACCTCCATGTTGGCCGATCGCCAATAGGTGCCGGAATACTCCGGCAGCCAAAACAGATCTCGGATGGCTTGGATCGTTTGCGCTTCAATTAATCGCATTACGTTTCTCTTGTAATTGTTTGGCGGCATGACGTGCCGCAGTTAATGACCGATAAGCCTGAAACTCCCCGATGGTTTCGATCGCTCCCGCGTCAGAGCAGAACCGGATTGAATAAAGGCGAGGCTTTGACTTCACATAGCGCCCACCAGCCAAATACATTCCCTGGAATTGTTCGGACGTTATGAAAAAAGCTCCCCCATCAACGGGGAAGACTTTTGAACTTAACCGACTAGAAAAGAACCGGAGCGACCCTGGATCAAACCAGTGGCCGCCGGTTGCTTTATGCCGGGCTTTGATTTCTTCTAGTGTCCAGATCATTGCTCAATCCATCCCTTATGAATGAGCCTGGCTCGGAGATTGGCCGCCTCGCCATCACTGGCAAGCGTTAGCAACTGTTCTGTCAATGGGTTGCCGCTATTCCATTGAGTAATGACGGCTTCCCATCCACGAACTTGACAGGGACGAATCTCCAGCAGTGAAGTTCGTGCCGGTGATACAAGGTAAGTCGGTTTCATGCCACTGCTCCGTGAGTCTCAGACAAGTCATCCCAGATTCCACCGGCATCCTCCACCGCTTCCCTCTCCGTTTGGAACGGACCCACGGCATCACCATCAGGCAGGCAGCCAGGAAAACACGGCCACCAATACCAACCACGGGTACCAATACGCTGCTTGGTGGCTGGTGGTACGTCGTGATAAAAGAAAACCTCCAGCGAGCCGTAACCCGTGCCGGAGTCGCTCGCGAATTCGTAATAACTCATCGCGCCACCGCCTTATAAATTTGAGTTCCACTGTGTTGGATCGGTTGCTTCGCTAGCTCAGACAGCGCAACATGCCACGCCGTGCCGATCATGCCGACACAAAACAGCGCCATGCACACATCGTGGATCTGTTTCTCGTAACGGTGAATCATTGTTCTAGTTGGTTAGATCGTTTGTCTTGCTTGACAGCCAGCCTGTGGCGGTCGTTTGGAGTAGGAAAGCAGCCGGTGAGCGTTGAGAGTCGCCCGGATCGGCTGCTGTTGGGTCGTTTCAGCTGTCAGCAGCCTGCAGAGTGCGTTGATTGATCGTCTCCCGGAGTGCTTTCCAGCCTTGCGAGCTGAGGAAGATGTTCAGCGTGTCGCCGTTGTCATCGGTGATGCTGAGGAGTGAAGCCATCTGTGAAACTCGAACGTCTGAAGCGTCGAGGTGAACGGTGAGCTTCTGCTCTGCTTTGGTGCGCATGGTTTGCCTGAGTAGGACGTGAGAGAGAGCTTCCCCCCTCCCTTTCTAATAATAGTTTATCGCTCGCGGTTTGTCTAGTAGTTAATCGCCATTCACGCGAGCCATTCACGCGAGGCAGCCAGCCAGCCCCAACCGCTCGCACCTATCACGCCACCAGCCGATCAGGCAACGGGGGTAGTGTTGCAAAATGTAACTTTGGTTCACTGTCGCGAGGAACCTGCACATATATCCGCCAAACAGTCAATTAAGTATTAAAAAAGCCCCCTAGATGGGGGGCAGGGGTTGAGTTTGCTGGGGCGTGGGGATCAGTCGCCCTTGTCCTCGATAGAGATTTTAAGTTCAGGGGCTTGGATATTGACGGTTTCAACGGACTCACCAATCACTCGTCCAATGGAATCGAGGACTTGACTTGCGGTTTGTAGCTGACCTTTTTTGAGGGCCTGATGAAAGAGCTTAGTACGCATGTGCTGCAAGCGAGCGAGCATGTTGTCGCGGTCAGCTTGCCAGTCTTCATCAACCAATAATTTGACTTCACGCCAATCACGCCAAGCAGTTTCGATTGAGCACTGTTCTTTTTCAGCGTGATCGTAAACAAGCGCCCGAGCGGACAGTCCATCCAACTGTCTGCGATACAACCTTCTGATTCGATCTTGTTTGGCTTGTGTGGTGCGATCAGTGAGGGCCATGTATATCGACCTTTTTCACGATAATAACGGTCCACATGCCGTTTTGGCACGGCAGGAGGGGGGTAAGGGGTCAAAAAAGCAGTTAATGTTTGCGGTATGGCTGTAAAAACAGAACCCATCAACCTGAGATGGGCACAAGGGCAGGTTTATTCAAGTGAAAAACGCTTCCGAGTATTGGTAGCGGGCCGTCGATTTGGCAAGTCGTATTTATCTTGCGTTGAATTGGTGCGTGGAGCGATTGAGAAACCAGGGGAGACATTTTTTTATTGTGCTCCGACGTATCGAATGGCAAAGGATATAGCGTGGCGAGCGTTAAAGAAGCTGGTTCCGAAGGTATGGATTCACAGTAAGAATGAAACCGACCTACGAATCGAGCTTATTAACGGTTCAACGATTGAATTGAAGGGTACAGAGAACGCAATGGCGTTAAGGGGCCGCAGTTTGAGCGGTGTGGTGTTGGATGAAGCAGCATTTATGGATGCGGAGGTATGGTTTGAAGTTATCCGACCTGCTTTAGCGGATAAGGAGGGCTGGGCATTATTTATTTCGACACCAGACGGTACAGCCAGCTGGTTTTACGACTTGTGGTGTTATGTCCCGGAGGATGAGACTGGAGATTGGAAGAGGTGGTGTTATACGACGATTGAAGGCGGCAATGTTAGTAAGCATGAGGTTGAAGCAGCGCGTGCCCAGCTTGACACTCGAACATTCCGACAAGAATTTGAGGCCAGCTTTGAGAATCTGACTGGTTTAGTAGCGGTCAGCTTTTCGGACGACAATATTTCAACAGAAGCCCGCGACATTTCAATTCAACCATTGCTGTTAGGCGTTGACTTCAACGTGGATCCAATGAGCGGTATTTGCGCGGTAAAGGACGGCGAAACGCTTTATGTCTTCGACGAGATTATGTTGACTGGTGGAGCGACCACATGGGATTTTGCGGACGAGGTTACGCGAAGGTATGGCGTGGATCGCAGAGTTATTGCGTGTCCTGACCCTACGGGTGGAGCGCGAAAGACAAGTGGTGTTGGTGTAACGGACCATGCAATCCTTAGACGCAGTGGATTTACGGTTCAGAGTCCGAGATCACCGTGGAAGATACGGGACAAGATTACGGCAGTCAACACGGGTTTAATGGATGCTGCTGGAGCGCGAAGGGTAAAGATTCATCCAAGGTGTAAGGAGCTAATTAAATCGCTTCGGACATTGACGTATGCGCCTGGGACGGGGTTACCGAATAAGAATTTAGGAGTGGACCATGCGTTTGACGCATTTGGGTACTTGGTGTTGCAGCAATTCAACCTTGCAAAACCCGAAACATTAGGTACAACCTCCTATCGGCTTTATTAGGATGAGTTGGCAAACCTTGATAAGGGATGCGACAGAGTCTCTTGCAGCGGATCAGGAGTGAGGGATGCGGGTGCGTGAGCCGGTTCTAGTCCGCATTCATTGGAGCGGTTAGACTGGGGACAAGTTGCTTGTCTTTGTTATGCCCAAAGGTGCTGGAACCTACGGTACGCAAAAAGGCCGTCCACCAAAGAAGAAAAAGGGAATGAAGAAGGGCAGTAAGAAGATGCGTTGTAGCTGTGGCCAGTGAAAACGTTCCAGTCAACAAGGCGCTTTACAGCCGTGTAAAAGCGGAAGCCAAGCGTAAGTTCGCGGTTTATCCGAGCGCGTATGCAAATGCGTGGCTGGTACGCGAATATAAAAAGCGTGGTGGCACTTATCGGAAAGCAACCAGTGGCGGAACGAAAAAAGGCACAAAAACCCGCAAAACCAAAAAAGCCAAGTAAGTCGCGAGGCGGACTTGGCCGATGGTTTGACGAAAAATGGGTCGATATAAAGACCGGGAAACCTTGTGGTCGTTCTAAGGGTGAGGATCGTGCTTATCCAGCGTGCCGACCCTCAAAGAGGGTGTCAGGCAAGACACCAAAAACAACTGGCGAGATGAGTGCAGCAGAAAAAGCTCGTTTTAAGAAGGAAAAGACTGGATCAAAGAAAATTTCGTACCAACATAAGAGGCGTAAGGCCAAAAAAAAGAAGACTTGAGATGGCTTGGGGCGTGTAGGCGGTTAGAATTAAGGGTATAGACCCTTCCTATGTCTACCCATGGCCATCCTTCGCGGAGAGCAGGGTGCTGTTCAATTTGATGCAGCTGGTTCTTCCAACGCAACCATCGTTGGCACTCGCAGCTGGACGTTGAACATCAC